ATGAACTGCAGGAGCTTATAACCGAACGCGATTACGACGAGGTGATTCTCGATCTTATCAAGGACACCGGAGTTAAACAGAAAATCGTTGCACAGTATCTGCCATACATCAATAAGTATGTGAATGAATATCTCAATGTGCTCGATCTTCCGGTGACATTCGAACTTGATGATACTTTCCGTGAAAACGTTTCGACTCCTCAATATGATAAGTTTTCTTATTACTCATTTTCTGAAGGCGAAAAACAACGGATCAACTTGGCATTGCTCTTTACATGGCGCAAAATCTCTGAATTGAAAAACACAACGAGGACCAACTTGCTTATCTTTGACGAGACATTTGATGCATCACTTGACGACGCCGGAATCGATTCTTTATTGAAACTGATTAAATCTCTTCCGAATTTCATCCGCGTTTTCGTGATAACTCATAAACAAGAATTGCTCGAAGATCACTTTGAAAGTCTTCTGACGTTCTTTAAGTTTGGACCATTCACTAAAGTTAAAAAACAGTAAAATAAAAATGTACAAATCACACAAACTGTGATATAATTCTTTCGACACACTGCGTGTCACAACACAAACCAACATAACTAATACAATAACATCACAATTATGAAAATCACACCCGAGACTCTGACCGTTCTTAAAAACTTCGCGACGATTAACCCTAACATTGAGATTCAATCAGGCAGCAAACTCGAAACAATTGCCGAAGCTCAAAACATTTACGCGCAAGCTGAAGTTACTGATGAATTCCCTATTACCTTTGGAATTTACGACCTTCACGAGTTTATTTCTGTAATTAACCTCGTTGGACAAGATGCCGATCTTGATTTCAAACCATCACATGTTGAAATCACCGGAACCAATGGAACCTCTGCTAACTATTACTACGCAAGCTCAAATGTGCTCACGGTTCCAACGAAGGAAGTGGTGATGCCTCCTTCTGACGTTGAAATCACTCTGACACACGATGTGCTTTCTCAAATCCGTAAAGCAGCCGCGACTCTCGGACACAACACCATGTCTATCGTTTCAGACGGTGATCGTATTTCCGTGTGTGCAGTTGATGAACACAGTGATCCTTCAATGAACACATTCTCGATTGTTCTTCCTGAGAAAGGAAACGGATCATGCTATGACTTCCGCTTTGCTATCGGAGCGTTGAAAATTCTTCCCGGAGATTACGAAGTTTCTATCTCCGCGAAACGCATTTCACACTGGGTATCCTCAAACGTGAATTACTACATCGCTCTTGAGAAAACTTCAACTCACGTACCTGCTTAATTTTATGACACAAGAAGAAAAGAAAATCGAAATCACTCCCGATGAAGTCCCTGAAGTTATGGTTCCATGTGACCTATTAGCTGCAACAGTTTCCGCTTTGGAACTTGCTCATGCTAATGGTGCTTACACGGATCCTAAAGTTTCAGAAATGGCAGGACACATTTTTCAAGCATTACTAAGCTTGATTCCTGTTGAATATCTCCAGCAACGCGCTGAAGTAATTAACGCAGAAAAGGAGGAAGAGGAATCTAAAATCATCAAACCTTATGGCGACAAACGAATCATCGTCCCCGAATAAGGAGACTGTTGAAATTGACATGTACCTCGTCGAGCAGATGATTGGCTTGATTGTGATCGCTACGAAGCGAGGTACATTTGGAATCGAGGAGACACCAGAAATCTTCCAACTTTACGACAAGTTGACTAAACTGGCAAACACACAAACTACAGAATAATCACTATAAAAATCATGGCAACATCATCCACCACCACCACACCAGCATCATTGACCGCAGCATTTGAATTTGCTTCCGACTCGGATCGTCAAGCATTCGTCGACGGAGTAAAGGAAATTGTTGATGCTTATCATCGTATCGAGATTGAGCAAGACCAAGTTAAAGAAATCTGTCACGATATGTTTCTTGAACTCGGAATTCCAAAGTCAGTGATTCGCAAGGTTGCTCGGTTAGCATACAAAAAGAAAGCCGCGGAATTCGCTGAAGAATCCGAAATGGTCACATCTCTTTACGAAGCAACCAAAACCAAGTAACGGTAACATTATTATGAGTAACAACAATGACAGAAAACAAGGCGAAGAGCATCTCTGGACAGAGAAGTATCGGCCAAAGACTATCGACGAGTGCGTTCTTCCTCCTCGAATGAAGAAAGTGTTCAAGGCGATTATCAAATCCGGTGACATGCAAAACCTCCTCCTATGCAGTCCGATTCCGGGTACCGGTAAAACAACCACAGCCAAAGCATTGTGCAATGAGATGGGGTTGGACACTATGATTATTAACTGTTCTGAAGATTCGGGCATTGACACACTCCGTGGCCGGATTCGACAATTCGCATCAAGTGTGTCATTGTCCGGTGACCTCAAGGTTGTGATTATGGACGAAGCAGATTATTTGAACGCCTCTTCAACACAACCTGCGCTTCGTGGGTTCATTGAAGAATTCTCAAACAACTGCAGATTCATCTTCACGTGCAACTACAAGCATCGCATCATTGAAGCTATTCACTCGCGGTGCTCCGTTATTGAATACTCCATGTCTTCGTCCGAACTTCAAACGTTGTGTGGACAATTCATGAAGAGACTCCGCATGATCCTCGACAAAGAGGGTGTCACATACGATCCAGCGGTGATTGCTAAACTTATCACTGCACACGCACCGGATTGGCGACGAGTTATTTCCGAGTGTCAACGATACGGTTCCACCGGTGAGATTAACGTTAATGTGCTCGAGGGAGGTGGTGACGCCAACATCGAGACATTGGTTGAGATCTTGAAGAAGAAAGACTTCAAGGCAATGCGCATGTGGGTTGCAGAATCATCGGCAGGTGATCCGACAGATATATTGCACAAGCTGTATAAAAGCGCTTACACATACATGGAACCGTCGACGATCCCTGCCGCGGTGCTAATCTTAGCGGATTACTCCTACAAAAATGCATTTGTTGTTGACAAGGAATTGAATATGGCAGCGTGCCTAACTGAACTAATGGGGAGTGTGACATGGCAGTAAAGAAAACCGTAAAGCGAAAAACAAAAGCGCCTAAGAAACCGGGGCTGTTCGACATTGTTGAAAACCTGAACAAAGGTACGAACAGCCCCCACCTCATGGAGGATGATTCGACGGATAACCCATACAATAAATTGTATTTGACGTTCACGATTAACCGTGCAATGTCTCAACATCCTGACACGATTCTTCTCGCGAATGCGCTAAATCAATATCCTAATATCGCACCACGTATGCACTATGACTTCCTGCGTCATACTATTAGACCTCGTCGTCGGTATGGTGCTTGGGCAAAACAAAAAAACACTACTGAAGACATCAAACTAATTATGCAAAAATATAACTATTCGTTAGCCAAAGCTCACGAAGCAATAACATTATTCGACGAGAAATCACTCGCTAAACTAAGAAAGGAAATGAATCATGGAGGAACACGGAAATAATAAACGCGAGCTATTTGATTGGCCTCAAGAAAAACTGCGCGAGGTTAAACTAAAAGAACCTGATGATTTCTTGAAGATCATGGAGACTCTCGAACGAGTTGGTGTGGTTGCACCTGATGGTAAAACACTCGTTCAAATATGTCATATCCTACATAAACGAGGCCGATACTATATTGTGCACTTTAAAGAAATGTTGTTGCTCGATCTTATTCCGATTGACACCACTCGATTCGATGAAGATATTAAACAGCGTGACATTATCGTGGAACTCCTTGCACAATGGGGTTTGATCGATGATCCGAAACCTTCCGGACGACCGGTTGAAAATCTGCACGGACTTAAGATTGTTCCGTTTAAATACAAAGATCAGTGGAAATTAAAGGCGAACTATTCTATAGGTTCAAACACTAACGAAAGAAAACATTAAAAATATGCTAACAGATAAATATCATGATTTCTACACGAATGTTGTTCGTGTGGGTTCGCAAATAAAATATCGTGGATACGACGCCGAAGGTAACCGCATTTACAATTCCTTCAAGTACCGCCCGACGTTATACACGACTGCAACGCCCTCCCAGAAAGCATCAGACATGGTGTCTTTGTTCGGTTCTAAACCTCTCGTTGCTCACCACTTCGATTCTATGTCCGAGTGCCAACAATGGAAAAAATCAACTAGTCAAATCCCATCTATTGAGATTCACGGCAACGATCGATTCCATCTCGCATTTATTCAAGATAGATTTCCTAACGAAATTGAATACGATCCCGAGATGGTTGACGTGTGCTTTATAGATATTGAGACTGAAATCTCCGATGATGGTTTCGTGAAGCCAACCGACGCCACTATGCCGATTATCACGATCACGGTTAAATCCTCTCGTTGTGATACGTATATCGCTTGGGGTATGAAGCAATTCAATCAGATGGTTGCAGCGGACGTGTCGCACCTCAAAATTGAATATCGACGTTTCAACACAGAACAAGAAATGCTCGCTGATTTTTTAAATTGGTGGTCTGATCCGGTAAACACACCGGATGTTATCTCTGGCTGGAACACAGAAAACTACGATATTCCTTATATCGTGAATCGAGTTTCTCGAGTGCTTGGCATCAAAGAGGTGAATCGCCTTTCACCTTGGAAGAAGATCAATGAGAAACGTCGGAAAAACCAGTGGGGCACAGAAGACGAGGTGAGCTATAACATTGCTGGTATCTCGCATCTCGATTACCTCGCGGTGTTCAAGAAGTTTGCGCTCAACACATTCGGACCTCAAGAATCATACAAGCTTGACTTTATTGCAGAAGTTGTGCTTGGTGAGAAAAAACTCGATTATTCTCATATCGGTTCCATGAAAGATATGTACGAGCAAGACTTCACGACGTTTTTGAGCTACAACATCGTCGACGTAGAGCTAGTGTCACGCATGGACGAGAAACTGCAGTTGATGAAACTGGTCTATGCCATGTCATACTTCGCCGGAGTAAACTACGAGGACACCCTTGGAACTGTAGCAATTTGGGATACGATTATTTTCCGCAAACTCGCAAGAGCAAATATTGCTGTGCCTGAGAATAAAGTTTCGGAAGCTCAATCGTTCGGAGGAGGTTTCGTTAAGGAACCTAAACCCGGAAAATATAATTGGGTGGTGTCGTTCGACTTAGCATCTCTGTACCCTAACCTGATTATTCAGCACAATGTTTCTCCGGAAATGCTAGTGCGTGATGCATGTCTCAACACAAACTTGGTTGAACCTATCCTACACGGTGATTTCGACGAGTTTCCAAATCCTGAATACAGTTACACCGCCAATGGTGCCGCGTTTAAGAAGGACGAGCAAGGATTCTTCCCAGCACTTATGGAGGAACTTTACAATCGCAGGAAGTCCGTTAAAAAGGAAATGATGGCAGCGTTAACCGAACTCGAAAAGTTGAAGGCAGAACACACGAGTGATCGAGAAGTATTGGCGAAGATCAAGAAACTCGAACAAGTTGCCACACAAAAGCAAACTACACAGATGGCATTTAAAATCTTGCTCAACTCTGCTTATGGTGCTCTTGGTTCACCTTACTTCCGATATTTCGATATTCAACTTGCTGAAGGTATTACCACCTCCGGACAACTTGTTATTCGAACAGCTGAAAAACGGACTAACGAATTCTTCCGACAAATCTTCGCGGATGATAAGGATCGCATTATTACTTGTGACACCGATTCGATCTACTGTGATATGTCGGACTTCATTAAAAACTTTAAACCGAAGGACCCAATCGAATTTCTTGACAGCATCGCACGTGATAAAGTTGAGAAAGTTCTCGAAGATGCTATGTCAACTCTCGGTGAAAAGATGCATGTCTTTAAGAAACGAATGGTATTCGATCGTGAAGCTATTGCCGACAATGGAGTGTTTGTTGCGAAGAAGCGCTACATGCTGAACGTGCTCGACAACGAAGGTGTAAGATACTCTGAACCAAAATTAAAAATGATGGGTATCGAAGCTATTAAAAGCTCCACTCCTAAAGTTTGTCGTCAACACATGAAAGAATTGATCCGTATTATTCTGACAGGAACCGAGGAGGAAGCTCAAGAGTATATTCGACTTTTCAAAAAAGAGTTTCAGGAATT